CGTGGTCGTGTTCGTAGCTGTGACAGCAATGAGGCCGTACTGCTGCGCGCTGCCGATATAAAAATGGCGCGTGTTATTGTTGGAGTTCACGTTGTAAATCGTTAGCGGACCCGGAGCTACTGAGCCGCCGTTCTCAAAAACTGCCGTGGTGCCGGTCGATTCAATATCCACATCCATCAGGCGCCAGTCAACCATGCCGCCCGCGTTGAGCGTAATTCCGCCGTTGAAGATCGGCCTATTAGTCTGCGTGCCAGAACAGTTCGGCGATCCATACGCGCCGATGGTTCCTTTGGTGCCGCTCATTGTGATGGAGCCCGTAAAAGTGTCCCCGCACTTGAACAGCACCTGCTTGCCAGCGCCGACGTTCGCGCCCATAGCCGCCGAAAGCGACACAGCGGCACCGGCAGGACACCCACCGCTACCGGCGACCGGCGTACCAGAGGACGACTGGCAGATCGTCGCAGTGCCGAGGAAACCATTGCTGCCTGACGGGTCGTACGCGGTAATCGGAATCTGGCAGGTTATCGTGTTGCCCGCCGGATCGGTCCCGGTTACGGTAGGCGTGTAGTTGCAATTGCCGCCGCCAGGCGGGCAGATATACAGGTGCGCCGATATTCCGGCACCCGACGCTGTGTCCATGCTGTTGCTGCCCGGACTTGCGCCGTACTTCCAGAAGCCGGTTCCCGATGCGCCCGCATCGCCGAAATTCTCGACATACCAGACGCTGTTAAACGGCGTGGTATTTGCCGCCAGCCCAGAGTCCACCGTATTCGTTGAGTCGAACCATATGAGCAGCGGCGATATGCCGTTCGACCTTGTCGGAAAGGTTTTCAACGTCAGAGTACCTGCCGTGACGCCAGTGACCGGCGAGCAGGCCGGCGGTGAACCCGAAATGGTGTAGACCACCGGGACGGAAACGGCAGAGTTCGTAAACCCAGCCGCGCACGCGATGGCTTGTACGGTTGACGTGGCTGTGATCGAAACTTCTGTGCCGGTGTACTGCACGCTTGGCGACGCGCAGACCGGAGTCGTGTTGTTCGCCGTGTACCAGATGGCGGCTCCCGGCGTGCCGTCGACAATCATCATGAGGAAAGAACTTGCCGTGCCGCTGCCGGGTGAAATTACCGGAGTCTCTACCTGCGTTTCGATGGTGTATTTTACGGTCAGGAGCAGACTTTGACTAAAGCCCGGAGCCACGGCTATTGCTTTGACCGTGGCGGTGCTTCCTACGCTGAACGGCGCTGTGTACAACGTCGTCGAGCCGTGGGCCGGATACACCGGGATGGTGCCGTCCGTTGTGAAATAAATGGAGCTGCCGAACGTCGAGTCAGACAGCGTTACCGTTTGCGCCGACGCATACGTTGCCGCTGGGGGGCTCGCGACTGGGGTCGCCGCCTTAACACATGCGCACGCGCCGCCGCTTGGCAGTCTTGCTTCGACGGACGGCGCGAAGGCGAGGAAGGCCAGCAAACAGAATAGGACGCGCATCACTGAATGACCCTCACGTTGTAGGCGCTCGCGCCCGGAGTTCCGGCGACCGCCGCACACACTTTCACTGTTACGGTGCCCGCCGACGAAACGTACCCCAGCCAGTAATTTCCATCGCCCGGATAAGTGACCGGCGTTGCTGTCACAGCCATCGCTGTCGTTGCTCCCGTAACCGATACTGTCCCGGAAGAGCAGGAGCCAGCCGTTAAAACGCTGCCGCCGACAGATCCGGTTGTCCCGCGCAGAATGGCGTTGGTAATCGCGCTGTCAACAAAGCTAGTCAAGCCATTGTTCGAGTCCGTAACACTTCCGGCGCCAATGATAAGTGAGCTGAGTACGTTGCCCACGTTTGTTGTAGTCGCCAGCGTCGTGTCGATATTGGTGCTTAATGAACCCACTGTTATAGACCCGCCAGCGGGGCCGGGCGCCGGGATGTGAAGGCCCCCGTTGGCTGTCAAACTGCCCGTTACCGTCACATTGCCGTTGCATCCAACCTGAAATTCCGTCGTCGTGTTCACGATTGATTGGATGAAGTTCCCGGTGCAGGTTCCGGTACTGCCCATCTTCTGCATCAGGAAGTTGCCGGTGAACGTCGAGACATTCAAAAACTCGTTCCAGACATTGCCGCTCACCTGATTGGTGAGCGTCGTATCAAAAACATCCGTCGTGTTGCCCGAGGCGAACTGGCTGCTAGCGTCGCTGATCAGGAAAGTGACATCGGACGAGGCGGACGTATTGCCCTTGCGATTGATGTAGATGGCGTGCGAGCCCGCCGTGCCAGTCCCGGCGGTCGAATCGGTCAGATCGAGAATGAATGTGCCGTAGTGCAGGTAAGACGGGTTGGTGTTGCCGTTGATGATGTAAGCACCGTTGTCACCCACGCCGTTGGTCACAATGCGAATCGCGGAAGCCCCCGACTCTGAGGTGTTGTTCGTCGAAGTGAACATGCCATCGCCGTTGCCGAGCAGCACCGCCGAGATCATCGGCATCTGGTTGGCCGCAAAGACCACGGTCCCCGTTCCGGTGCATTGCGCGGTGGCCTGAAAAATAGTCCCCACGGCATTCGAGGATGATCCGCAGGTTGACCATGTGGTGCTGCCGGCGCTGTAAATTTGATAATAGTTGCCAATTGCGTCGGTAAGCGTCGTGCCGCCCGGCTCATTCGTCGTCGTCGTCTTGGAAATCGTCATCGTGCAGGAGGACGTACAGCCGGATGTCAAACTCGTGATGATCGTTCCCGACGGAAAGCCGGTGCCCGTGACGACATCCCAGACGTTCGGCTGCGCACTCGCGCCCGTCACCGCAATCGTCGTGGTTGCGCTGCTCCATGTGCCGGTCATCGTGATCCGGCAGTTAGCCGCCGTCGTGCACGAACTGCTGCCATTCAGCGGCCCGGTCAATGCGGTCGCGGCAACCGGTGTCTGCCCAGGAGGCACGACGAAGGGGCCTGCATGACCGTCAATGACCTTGCCGGGCCATATGTACGCCGGTATGGTTGCGCTCGATTGATTCGTCGCATCGACGACAGGGCAGTACTTGTCCACGTTGTAGGGCGTGGTGTTGGCATTGCAAAAGCCGTCGCGAACCGAGATATTCTTGAGGGTGGACATCGCGCCTATTTGCACGTCGGTCGTCGTGGGGCTGTTCGTCGTGATGACGGAGGTCAGCCAGTTCTCCCCTTCGATGATCGAGCCGGCGGGCGTCGCGCCGCCCGTAAGGTTATCCGCGATCAGAATGCAGCCCGCTGGCACCACTACATGAATGTACCCCGCTGCAAATAGCGCGTTCGCGTCCGCCGATACGTCCGTGGCGCAGTCTGCTGCACCCGTTGATGTCACGTTCGTGCTTACCGCCTGATTCAGCGGACCGTAGCCGTACTGCCCCGTAATCTGAACGACTTTCGGGTTTGCAAGACTCGTGGTAAGCGCGGCGTTGCCGGTATTTTCAATGCGTACCGGCGCGGCAACGGCAGAGCCAGTGATCAGATCGTCCACCAGGCTGCCATTGCCCTTGTAATTTTTGATCGTGACATTGTTGCCCTGATCGAGCTTGACGGCTGAAGCGGTGCCGTTGACGCTAGTTACCGTGAAGCCGTCGAACTCAAAATTATTCGGCGCAGACGCGCCGCTCGGCGTCACGCTCGTGCCGGCCAGATGGAAGCAGTACCCTTGAACATTCGTGCAGAGATAGTCGTACACATGCACGTTGTATACGGTGCCGTTATTCGTCGTGCCGCCGGCGCGAAACAGATCGCCGCTGTTGACGTTGCCTTCAAGTGACACGCCGTGCAGGGAAATGTTGTCGGTGCCTTTGTTGATTGAACCTAATGTGCTTGCGGTATCGACCACTAGGCCATCGGTATTCGGATGGACCATGCGAATGCCGAAGCACTCGATCTCATTGGTCGCGTCACCCACTGTGCCCGTGCTGCCGCCAATGTGAAAAGCGGGCGCGGTCGTGCTGCCGGTGTAGTTGAATATCAGGTCATAGCACTTGGAGTCGCGCATGTAAGCTTGGCCAGAGCCGGTGTTGTTGAGTACGGTGCCGATGTCGATGGCCGGACCATTGATGTACTCGAAGGACAGATCACCAAAAATTGCCTTGTCGTTATTGTCGTAAAATGCGATGCCGCTTTGGCCGCTGTTTCTGATGTCGCCGGTTATCGTGAAACCCCAGAACAAAGCGCCGTTGAAAACACTGCCGTAGTTGTAAAAATCGTTCGGAATGCCGTTCGTGACGTTCCACGCATCGGATACCGAGAACAGCGGGCCGCTGAAGCCAGAGCCGAGCTTGAAAAACGAGTGATACTTGCCGTCTCCGGTCGCGCAGCTGGGCACGAACTTGGCGAACTGCGTCACGGGGGCGTTGACGTAGTACACGCCAGCCGGGATATAGAGACATTCGTAAATGCCGCTGGCAGCGGCGGCATTGATGATGGCAACCGCCGTGCTGATACCGGCGCTGTCGTCGGTCACGCCGTCGTGCGCCGTCATGGTCGCCAGGTTCACCGCGTTCTGTGCGGTGATGTTCGCAGCATTGCAACTGTCAACCTTATAGTTGCCATCGGCGTCGCTCGTGATGTTGCAGCTCTGCCCCGGAAAAACGGGGCCAAGCGTGGCGCGTCCACCGATCGTGGAGGTAGTGGGCGTCAGCGTGCAGGGGACCGTAGAGGCCGGCGAGTTCGCGTAGGTAAAGGCAAAATACGGCGTAAACCCCGTAGCCACGGCAGACTGCAACGTGTCATTGCAGGAAGAGGTAACGGTACGGTTAACCACCATGCCGGCGTCGCTGGATGGGATGGCGAACGTCGTCCCCGTTTCATCGTCGATTGCCGCCTGTGCCGCCAGCGTCGTTGTCGTTGCCACAAGTCCAGCGCCCAGATTTAACGCATAGGCGGGGACCGGTGTGCTGCCCGTACTGTTGCCGTTGCCGTATACCGTCTGCCCAGCGATCGGTGCGGAAGTGCTGCTACAAGCCGCACCGAAATCTTCCAAGACCGTGGAGGAAAGCCACTCAACGCAATGCCCCGCCGTTGGCGTCGAACTGAAAACCGGGATGCTGGCCGCCGCCAAACTCGCCGCGCCCGTGCCGCCGTAACCGGTGCCGAGCGGGTTCGCAATCGTCAGAGACGTCGCCGCAGCATTGCCCAGCGTCGGGGCTACGAGTACAGGGTTGGTTCCAAAAACAGCATTGCCCGTACCCGTTGCGCCCGTTGGCGTTACGCCTGCGATGGAGATGTCGGTTCCAAACGTCTGCAACGCCGTGAACGTCTGCGCCAGGTTGATCTCGGCGACAGTACCGGAATTGGCCGGAATGGCGGCGGTGTAATTGGTCGAACTGGAGTTGGCGCTGCTGAACGCCGTCGTGCCGGTCGACGCGCCCTGCAACAGCAGATCCGAATTGGCGAACGTCTTGGCGGCGGTGAACGTCTGCGCAGTACCGAGCACGTCCACCGTGTCCGTCGTGGGCGGAAAAGTCACGACGTAGGATGAAGCGGCAGCCGGCGCTTCCAGTGTCATCGCGCCGGAAGAAGATCCCAGAAGCTGGAGCGTGCCGTTAGTGAATTTATGCGTCCCGGTCCACGTGGGAGCGATCGACTGTGAAAGCGGCGGCGCGGCGTCCGAGCGCATGAACGTCACAGCGGAGCCGTTGACCGTCGCAAGCCCGACGCTGGCCGTGGGATTCGCCCCGGTGCTGCCGCTGCCGCCGCACGCCGCTCCGGTGCCGGACATCACGCCGGAAGAGTTGACCTGCACGCATTGCGTGGACCCCGTAATCGCACTGTCCGTCACGCCGCTAAACGTCGCCGCGCTGCCAAGCAGGGCCGGCGCTCCGGTGGTCCCGGTGCTGGTGCCGAGCGCCGTAGCGATCCCGGTGCCAAGGCCCGAGACGCCTGTGGAAATGGGTACTCCGGTCAAATTCGCGCCGCTGCCGGATGAGGGTGTGCCCAGCGCGCCGCCATTGACGACCGGGGAGCCTGCTGTGCCCACATTGATACCCAAGGCCGTCGCAACTCCCGTGCCAAGGGCAGACAGTCCGGTGCCGCCGTTCGCCGCGCTGACCGGCGTGGAGAGCGCTACCGTCACCGTTCCGCTCGATCCGCCGCCCGTAAGGCCCGTGCCAGCCGTCACCCCGGTGATGGTGCCGCTGCTGGCGTTGCAGGCCGTGCCGGTGCCGGACAGCACCCCGGCGCTGTTGGCCTGTACACACTGCGTAGACCCGGAGATGGCCGTATCGGTCAATCCGCTGAAAGCCGCCGTATTCGGCGTCGTACCGCCAATGGCAGGCGGAGTGGCGTAGTTCTGGGTAGCGAAGGTGCCTAGCCCGCTGAGCTGCCCAGCGCCTACCTGGGCGCAATTGGCGACGCCCGCCGCAGTCACACCCGTAGCGTACTGCCCGCCGGGGCACTGAGCAGGCGTAGAAGCGAGCGTGGAAGCCGTGGCGGCGTTACCCGTGGTGCTTTGGTTCCACGTAGGCACCGTGCCGGTGAGTCCGCTGTAGGGGACGCTGGAAGCCGTGGCGGCGTTGCCCGTGGTGCTTTGGTTCCACGTAGGCACCGTGCCGGTGAGTCCGCTGTAGGGGACGCTGGAAGCCGTGGCGGCGTTGCCAGTCGTACTCTGATTCCAGGTAGGCACGGAACCGCCCAGCTGGCCATACTGCACCACGGCGCAATTAGCGGCGCCGGAGGTGGCGATGCCAGTGGTATAGCTGCCAGATGAGCACTGTGCCGGCGCGCTCAGCAGCGCAGTTGCCGTGCCAGCGTTCCCGGTCGTGTTCTGATTAAGCGTGGGAATATCAGCCGGTACGATGAGGCGTGGTGCCAATACCGTTTCGCTGCCGCTGGACGCGCTCGCCAGAAACTCGTTATTGGGTTCGTTGGTTCCCGAGATGCTGAATACGCCGCTCGAAGTGATCGTGGCGGGAGAAACCGTGAGCCATGCGGGCACCGTGACACCGACGCTGGTAACGGTTCCCGATCCGCTGCCGCACGAAGCCAGCGTCGGCTCTGCCGTCAGGCTTGACCAGTTGAGACACCATGTTCCCGTGGTTTCGGGAAGCAGGCTCGCCATTACACCGTTGTCATTGGTCAGCACGCCATACAGCGGTGCCGGCAGCGAACCCGATGGGAGGATAGCGAACACCTGGTCAAAGTTAGCTTCCGACGTCCCGTAAGCAAGCCATGCTGGCATACCTATGTCGCCGTTGCCGGGATTCGAGACGGTGTTGCAATAAGCACCCGTCAGCGTATTGCACACGAGGTGCTGTTGCTGAGCAGCGCCGACACGCGGCAGCAGCGCCCCGACAGCAAGCAGGAGTGCGAGTACGTACTTCATTCGAGAATCCTCTCTACTGGCAGGCGAGCAGGGCGTTGCCGGTCGCCTGTACGATCTGTGCCCAGATAGCGGCGGTGCCACCGAAAGTGTGCGACTGGTATCCCGCGCTCAGTACAAAGCCGTCAGAATTAGTGGCGGGTGCTGAAGCTCCTGTGTACACCATCACTTCAGTGCCTGTTGCGTCCGGGGAGATCAGCTGCGCCGTTGCCGGGGCCGTGCCGATCTGCGTCCAAGAGCCGTTCGCGGTAAGGTTAGTGCGAATAGACATTGTGAAACCCTCGCTTTAATTCAGTGTGTACATAAACAAAAAGCCGGGCGGCAGCCCTTTTGTGCCGCTGGCCGTGAATGCGGAAGTCACGAAATCCACGCGATTCGACACATCGCTCGTTACAGCCAGGCTGAAAGACGCCGTGCCGCCAGTAATGGAGACAGCGCCGAGCAATGCGTGGCCACTATCTTCAACCAGTCCGCATGTGCCGGCCTGCGTATTGGCGGGTTGGCAAGCGGACGGAATGCCGGTAAGTGTCAACGCCGTGGAGTTTGATGTGCCGGTAATCCCGCTGGTCACGTAGATCGTGCACACGTTGCCAGTGACCGTGTAGTTGACCGCCCCAGTGGTTGAACCGGACATACCGGTAAGCGTGCCGGTAAATGTTCCGCTCTGCGGCTGTATGAAGTTCGCCATGCCGCCCGCCGTAGGCAGCAGCACCACGGTGTCGCCGGAGAGCCACGAGACGCCAGCCGTGCCTTCCTGCGCGCGCACCACAGTCCAGGTGGTGCCAGAAACCGCCGTGACCTTGACAATTTCCTCGGCAGTCACGACGCTGGACACGATGTGCTCCAGCGTGGCAATAAACCAGTTGCCGCCGGACAACGACGGAAACGCGGTGCTCGACGCCACGCTTAGCGAGGTCGTCGAAGATGACGCATTAGATGCCAGCGTCGTAACCGCGTTGTTCGTATACAGCTGCACACCGGCCAATGCCGGCAATCCAGCGAGGCACAGCGCCAGACCCAGAACAAATTTCTTCAGCATGCGGACTACCCCAGAGCGAATTGGTTGAGCGGCCACGTGTTCAGTGGTTGTGTGTTGAGCGGCCCCTGCACTGCGGCCCACGCATAATTTGCCAGCACTCCAGCCGGACGCGGCAGAGCGCCGGAGTATTTAACTATGGCCTGCTGTGTCGGTGAAGGCTCGAAGAGGAAAACGTAAGTGATCGTCATATCCAGGTTGTCCTGAACGTAGACAAGGCCGGACCCGTCAAATATCGCCCGCAGCAATTTGTTCAGCGTCGGTATGGTCGCGTTGCCGATGTTGGCGGCGGCCTTGACTAAAATAAGCGTTTGGTAGTCTGGGTCTTTCAACGTGATAGGCGGTGAACTGGGGATCGTGCGCGATACGTTGACAATCTTTCCCCAGACGTTCAGCCCGTAGCCAACGGCGGTACGCACATTCCAGATATACTTGTAAAAATTCTCGATCTGCCACGTTGGGTCCATCGCTCCGTTGAACGACGAAATAAGCTGCATCAAAATTGGTGAGCCAGCGTAGCGGCTCAGCTGTGTTTGCGGCCAGTTCTGCACAGTTACACCAGAACGACCACGACCGAATCAGCAACCAGCGTCGGCATTTGATCAACGCCCATCGTGATGATACTTCCCGACGGCGTGCAGTACGAGTAGGCCATCGTGATCGCCAGCAAGTTCGCCGGCGCAACCGAGTAGGTAATGCTCAGCACCCCGGTCGCATAGTTGATGGTTCCAGCAGTGACCCCCGTACCAGTCAGATTTCCGTCGCCGTCATCCGTCGCGACCACAGCACCTGCAGTAATGACGACAGTGCCGGGCACCACAGCCAGATTCGCGGCAGTGTGTCCAAACGTCACCGTAGAGGCGTTGCCGGTACCTACGGATTCGCCGCCTAGCGAAGTTTGCAGGCCAACGTCGATGCTTTCGATGTTGACCGCGGAGCTGATGAGGTTGATCTGTGGCGAGTAACGCGATCCGGAAATTGTCAGCGCAATGCCGGCTGGAGCGCTGCCAGCGACGTCCGTGCCGCTAAACGTAGCTAAGACGGCCTGCTGTACCAGCCCGGTAATGCCGGGAGGCAGAGAGGTGTTGTTCTTCAGCGTGACGACAAAATACGTCGGCGTCGGCGTTGCCGTCAGCCACGTGATCGGATATAGAGGCTGCGAGCCTACCGGGTACGTGGTGTCAGCCACCGTGTAGGTTGTATTGCCGCTGTAACCACAGCCGCCGTCCTTCCCCAACCAGATCGCCTGCGCGATAGCAGACGCGAGTCCACCATAGACGCTGACCAGAATTGAATTTTTGGCTACCGAGTAATTTGTAGTCCCTACGTTGACCGCAGCGCTGGTCGGGTTGTCGATCACGTAGGCGGACAGCACGTTCGGAATTGCCAGCACGTTGCCGTAGATCGTCGGGCAGGTGCCATGCGAGTTGATCGCCACAGAGTTCCTGCGGCGGTTCTCGAATGCGGCGCGCGACTCCACGTAATTGCCCAGAGCCGCCGCAGAGCTGCTGACTGCCTGATCCCAGCCGTCAGCTTGCGTGATAATCGTGCAAGGCGTGCTCCCCGGCCAGGCGATAGGCCCTGGCGTCGTGCACTGGAACGTGCCGACGGCCGAGCCGGTGGCGGCGATGTTGATCTGGCCTGTAGCGGCCCACAGATAGCCGCTCGGGTCCTGAATCAGCGAACCCGCCGGAATCGGCGTGTTGACAGCGCCGATACACGTGACGGTCTTGACGGAACCGGCGGCGGCGATGCGCTGCTGGTAGTAGATCGCGCCGATGGCGTCCTGCCAAGCGCCCACGGCCTGATCCGGATCGACCATCGAAGCCACTAGCGCGATCTGGCTCTGGGCGCTACCGATGATCGCCGCGTCGCTCGCGATTACCTGCCCTTGCGGCGTCGTCGGCGAGGTGTTTAGCCCGCTGCCGAAGGCTGCCGTGAAATCCGCCTTGCGACCCGCGAGCACCGCCTGCTCGCTCGGCACCACGGGCATTCCGTTATCCCACGTGAGTGGCGGGACGTTTGTGACTGGGTTCATTTATCAGTACCCAATAGCGGTCCACGTATAACTGGAATTACCATACGCTTGAAACCCCGTGGTCGAGTAAGTACCTGTACCAAATGCCGGGGAGATGCCGTTGTATTGTGGCGACATCACCACTTGCAGCGTGGCGTGCGGAAACGCAATCGTGTAGCTGACAGTGGTCGGCGAAGTGCCGCCGGTAACGCTGGCGATGCCCCACTCAAAAATCAGCCCGCTGGGAAGCTTCGTATACCCGTTGCCCGCGAACAATGTGCCGGGGTTGACGAACGAAGTCGAAGCAACCATCGATGAAGAATCCCCGGTGCTTGCCGTCGGCACAGAAACCGTACCGGTAAGCGTCGAGTTCGCTATCGTCGGCGCGCTGGCGAGAACCACTGCGCCACTGCCGGTGGCCGTCGTCGATCCCGTGCCGCCATTGAGGACAGGCAGCGCGCTGCCGCTGTAGGAAAACGCAAACGTGCCATTAGATGTCAACGTCGAAGGAGAAACGCTGAGGAAGGGCGGTACGGTGACGCTGATGCTCGTCAGTATCGACGTACCGGTGGCGCAAGCGACGCCGTTGATGTAGCACGCCTGCATGTTGAGACTGCCCGCACCTTCGTTGCCACCGGTCGGTGATCCGACAGTGCCGCTCGTAATACCGAGCGTGCTGAAAGTAGCGGAGTTCGGCGTGCCCGTACCAAGCGCCGGCGGCGATGCGGCGCTGGCGGTAGCGAGGCTGCCGAAGGGCACGCCGTTGGTCTTTGAACACGTGATAGACAGCGTGCCGGATGTGGTGCAGTCGCCGTACAAGTCGCTGTTCGTGATAGAAGTGGCACCGGAGAACATCGTGAGATTGCCGCTGACCGGGGAACCGGTCGTGACGACGTTACCGACGCCTGTGCCGGAGCCCGCTGTCTGGCATGAGCCGTTGGCGCCGAGAAAGCTGCCGACGCCGGTATTCGGGCAGTTCCAGAGATTGATGATCTCCGTCGCGCTCAGTTGCCCAAGAACGTAGTTCGCGATATTGGCGCTGCTGACGGACGCGGACTGACCGTTGAACTGCTCCAGCGGATACAGCTCGGTGCCGGCCAGCGTACTAAGTTGCGGCAGGGTGCTGATGGGAACCGGGACGGTCTGCGCGCCGGCCAGCGTACACGCGAGCAGCGCGAGCAAGGCAAACTTAAACTTCAATTTCCTGTCCTCCAATTGTGATGGGGCGTCCCTGCTGCGTGCCCAAGACACCAAGAACAGTGCCGCCAAAAGAAAGCGTGATGGAATTTCCGTCCGTGTCCGTGGCGAGCATCTGCCCGATAAGGCCGCGCTGCGGGTTGATCCCGCCGACGGTCATGGTCGCACTCGCCACATCTGGAACTTCCAGCGCCTGAGCCTCGAACAGCGAGACGACCAGTGAGGCCGACGGGCGCTGGCCCAGAATCTGCTGCCAGTAGGTGACACCTTGAGTAATGTCGTACCAGCACTCACCCCGGAACGTGCTCTCCTGCGTCGCGATGTCCTGCGCAATCGCATAGGGAGCGCTCGCCACGGCGATGTTGCCGGCAGCGTCCATGCACAGGTCTCCCGTGTCCCAGTCCAGAAGCCAGGTGGTATGGTTGATGCTCATGGGATAGAAATGGAACAGTTCTCGAAGTTGGATGCCGCCGATGTGATGGCCGACGACAATGTTGCAATCTCCGTCGTCATGGCTGCCACCTGTGCTGTCAGTTTTGCATAGGCCGCCAGCTGCGGACCGAGGTACAGCGATATTAAACTGGTGATCCAAGTGACAATCGCCGTCAGGTCAGCCGCAGGAGAAACCAGCAGCGACTGCAGCGCTGCGAACTCCGCGTTGGCCGCCGTGATCGCGGCGAGCTGCGCGTTCAGCGCCGTGATCGCCGTCGTAGTCAGCTCCTGCAACTCCGCGCAACTGCTGCACCTTGCAATCTGCTCGGTGAGGTTGTCGAAGTAGGCTGTGTTGAGTGGTCCTGACATATAGCTACGCGATGTTCGTGATGAGGCCGTTCTGCACGGTGGCAACTTGTCCGGTTAAGTCGGTAAGCGTCCCGGTGGCGCCGGTGCCGGAGGCCAGGTTGCCGGACGTAATGACAGACGGCGACTCGATTAAGATGCCGGAGGCGAACCAGATGTACTGCGCCAGCGCCTTTGCGCTGATGATGGAGAACTGGTAAACGAGGTCCGAAATATCGTGAGTACGCGACGATCCGGGACCAGCAAGCCCTCCAGAAGCGAGCACTGATGAAATGTCCCGGTCGCACACCGTGGCAAGCCCTATGTCGCCGACGCCGGGGTCCATGATGATCGAGTTGCCGTTGGCCTCATTGCGGCTGAACGACGCCCCGTAAGTCACGCCAAGGTTCCACAACTTGCCGCTGCCGTCAACCGTCTGTACCAGCGGCTGAACGTCCACCTTGCCTACACCCGGTGGGCTGCCACTCCCCGGGTACACGGCGATGACCTTAACAGGGATCGCTGTGCGTATCTCCCGGATGAGTGTGCGGATCAGCAGTTCTATGCGCAGCGCTTCGACGACGGTTTGCGCTGGACCAAAATTTGGCTCGACTGCGCTCATGCGGGTGCCGCCAGCGTCGCCGTTGTGAACCACGGCCCTTTGCCCAGCATCGTTGACAGATCATGCCGCACGCCGACGGTCTGCCACGGCCCGTTGGCCTTTGTAATCGCGGACCCTACCACTTCTATTTTCCGTCCCAGTTGCACTTCTGCGTTATACAGCGACTGCACGATGAGCCCCTGCGGCCAGTACTGCGGAAAGCCTACCATTTGCGGCGTCGTATTGGGGCCTATCTGCACCACAGTAGAATCCACTTCGCCGTCCACGGGCCAGATGTAGAACTTTTTGCCGCTCCACGCCCACGCAAATCCAGCCGCCATCGCGATGCGCTCGATCTGATCCAATGCCGAGCCGTAAGTCGACTGGTTGAGCAGCGGCTGGTGCGCGCCATTATTGATGAGCGTGAAACCAGCAGAAGCGCAGATGCTCTGAATCAGCGTCGCCGCGTCCTGCGTACCGCCAGGTGGGGGGGACTGCGCTGCCATCGGGTTCGACGCAGTGTAGATGCCGGCCAGTACGACCACGAAAGCGGAATCCGGCGTCCCGGTCAAATCGATGTAAGATTCCCAGACATTTGCGTCCACGGCCTCAGTAAAATTTCCGTCGAGATCCCCGGCCTCGATCACCAGTCCGAGCTGGTTGACGCCAAGATCCGTGGGGATCTTTGACGAGTATGCATTCATTTGCGGAAGCGACAGACCCCATATTTTCGCGGTCGCTTGAACACCCAGCCGGCCTTGCGTCTTGTTGATGCTCACTACGGCGCGCAAGCCCGCAGCGGAAAAATCACCGGACAACGAGCCGTAAAATTTGAAGTTCAGAACCCGCTCGGCAAAGCTCACGGCGAGGACTCGTACACCAGCAGGAACCGCGATCCCAGACTTGCGTAATTGGGGTCTTGCTGTTGCCCGGAAGAATCCACGAAGTACAGCCAGCCGATGAAACCCAGATACGCCTGACGGATCAGGTTCACGCGATCGTTGCAGTACTTGCAGGAAATGATGACGTTACCGTTGATCGACAACGTCGCGTACAGCCCCGTGCGCATCTGTTGCAGCGTAATCGTACAGCTCTGCCCGCCCAGCGTTACCTGAAACGTCTGCGAGGGAATTGCCTGTATCGGCAGAATCTGCTGCGTCAAAACGCATCTCCCGACGGCGGCGCTGTGCTTGCATAGTCAGCGGGCAACGTGGTTGGTGGCACAGGTGGGTTGGAGATCGACGCTTGCTGCTGCGGAGTCGCCGTCGCGGGTTGCACGGAACCTAAGCTCGCGGTTGCCTCTCCTTGCGGCTGCGCCGTAGGCGGTGAGGAAATGACGACGTTGCTGGATCGTTCCTCCGTCCAATGAGTATCGGCCCAGATCGTCACTGCGCCACGCTCCGCCGTTTTCTTGTACCCGTATCCCTTCAACGTCATGTTGGGATAGCTGGCGTCCGGGGTTGAAATGGTGACGAGCTGCGTTCCTTCGCGCAAATTTTGCAGCGTCGAAACAAACGCTTTGCGAGTCATGTTCTTGCCCATGCACGCCAGCAGCAGGCGAATGTTGACCGGGTCTTGTACGCGGTTATAGGCGGAAAACCCGACCGACGGTCCGTTAGTTCCCGGCTCAACCGGGTGCGTGTTCACCTGCGAGTCGGCGTTAAAGTCAAGTTCCACTACCGAGTCAGGGCTGATGGCCTGACTCACATTAAACGAGTCGGTGGACGTTGTGACGTCTGTCACGGTGGTTCCATCCGGCATTGTCGATACGAAAGGTCCAATGGTGACGGTTTCCGCTGTCGTGATACTGTATTTTGGCAGCGCGCCGGCAGGGACGGTGGAACCGGCGTCCGGCCCTTGTGAGGAGGTTGGCGGCGAGGTTAGCGGCTGCAAGTCCAGGCCGGAGTACAGCGAGTCGGTGCCGAACGTCACTGTGGGCGGCAAGCCAAGCTGTGAAGCGAGCGCCTGCGTCTCGCCGGCAAGCGAGGCACCGGCAAATGTCTGCGCCGCCGTGGTCAATCGCGCCAGTGGCGGCACCCCCGGCAGCGCCGGCACGTTGGGGAACTGTGCGCTCATTGCGCCATCGCTCGCGCGCCAAGAGACACGATGCCCTGCGAGTTCGAGTGGATCAACGGATGCGTGGCGACGCCGGTACGCAGAGCGTCGGCGAGCGCCTTCGGATCAGATGAAGGGGCATGCACGTTAAGCTCGTGAATGTCCGTGTCGTTCGTGATAGTTATTTGCGGACGTACGTTGGCGCTGGCCGCAGCCGCCATCTGCGCGTAGCTGAAACGGTTGCCCAAAGTCTTGTCTTTGGCGCCGGGGTTCTCGAAGTACTTCATAAACGCACTGGTCTTGCCCATCAGGCTACTGACCTTGGCCATCTCCGCGGCACCCATCCCGGGCTGCTGCCACTCACGATACATGAACAGCAACTGGTCCTGAAACTGACGCCACTTGCCCTTGGACTCGTCATCCATAGCGTAGCCAAACTGCTCGGCAAAATTTCCCTGACGACGCTTGCTCCACTGCCCCAAGCCGTAATGTTCCCCGTTCCTGGCCTGCGGATTCATCCCGCTGGATTCCCACGCCATGTTGCCGACGGCCGCTTCCGCATCGAGGCGCGACATGCCATAGCCCGTCAATATCTGCATGGCGCTCGACATTCTCTTACTGCTGGGAGAGAGCATGTTTTTGACCGTATCCCACGCGGAACCCACAGCGTCGGGCGCACGCGAGGCGGCGTCCACAACAGCTCCGGCAACCTGTTTCGCAGTATCGACCGGATGCACAATCCACTCAACCAGTTTGCTGACACCGTCCAGAATGTGCGTCAACAGCTCCACCACGGCCTGCAGCAATCCCTGCTCACCACCGTAGCTGGTTTCCGTAATAATGTCTTGCGCAATTCCGAGCTTGCCTAGTACTGCCTGGCTCTCCAGCGACTTGCGCAAAGTGTTGGCTGTGTCCACTGGCGTCTTGCCGCGGATCTCCTTCATCAACTCCGCCGGGTTCTTGTCAGGATCAGTCGAAATGTCAAATATCGCATCGTTCATCACTGCACTGGTCAATGCACGCAGAGCGCCAAGGTTTCTTACTCCGTTGATCACCGGAATTGCCATGGCCTTCTTGTGCACAGTCTCCACGAGCTTGTCCATATCGACGCCAGTCTTGAAACTGAACGGTACGCCAAGTCGCGCGAGTGCGACGAGCTGCGGTGTTGCGTCGGCGGCGCCTATGCCCATGCCCATGATCTGCGTCTGCATCGCGGCGATTCCGCCCGTCACGTCTTGCGGATTGGCACCTACCGTGCGCGCCGCCTCGCCCCAGTCCCACAGGTTCGCGGCGTTTATGCCGGAGAGTTCCGCCTGACGGTAGATAGTGGCATTAGTCGCCGTCATCTTTTTGTTGAGATCCCACATCGCATACCCCAGCAAGCCCGTCGCGGCAATACCGAGCGATGTCGGCGAGAGCAGCATGCCGAGCGTCTCGGCCATCACGCCGCCAGCCGTACCGGCGACCTGCGCGCTCCTGCCCAGTGCGGTGAGCTTCTGGCCCAGTTGGTCGATGCCGGCGCCGGCCGCACCGACGCGGGTTTCCCGCGCCAGATCCTTGAACGCTTCGCCAACTGACTGAATAGCGGCACCGGCTTCCTTGCCGCTTTTCTTCGCGCGCCGCTCAAACTCCGCGATTCGTGCGAGCGCTGCTTGCTGATCCTTGGAAAATTTGTCGGTGTCGATGCCGAGTTCGAGGAATAAGCTGTCAATGATGGTCGGCACGTGTCACCTATTTTGGCTTCGACGCCAGATACTCGTTATGCTGCGTAACCGTGTAGATCTCGAATAAATCCCACAGCCCCTCCAACCCGTACACGGTCTCCAGTTCGTGCAGCGTGGCGAGTTTGGAAGCGACGACGGTTGAAACGATGAAACTTACGTTGCAGGGTTTGACGATGGCGCGCCGCTCGCCGATTACAAATTCGGGGAAGCGGCGGTCGCGAAAAAACCGAACGTCAGTTTCAGCACCTCCTTTTTCAGCTGGAAGCGTGTACCAACGTCCTCGATGTCATTGTCCACCAGCGAGCGCGTGACCTTATCCTCCACCATCTCCACGTTCTGCATCAGCTCGTCGGCCAGCTGCACACCCAGCGCGGAAGGGAGTTTAGTGATCTGCGTTCCGATCGCGTACATGATCGGCGCAGCGCCGAGCAGCAGTATGTCCGGCGGCAGCTCCACACCGACTTCACCCAGGCCGAATACGGCGCGCAAGATCCAGTGCTCCACCTGAACGCAAGGCCATTCGGTAATCTTGTACTTTTTCCCTTTGTCACGACCTTCGTTGATCGTGACGAACGCGGTTTTGCGCGACATGGTTTAACCGCTCGACGTGGTTGCCCAGTTCGGGCTGCTGAACATCGACACAGTCAGCTCTTCCGCCACTTTTTTCAGCGGCGGCAAAAACGGCAGCGACTCGCAATACACATCGGTGAGATCGACGTCCAGCCCCAATGACGGCGCGATGATCGTCATGCTGCCGGCGATGACGTCCACATCCCCGTCCTGTGCCGCTTTCCAGTTGTAGAACACTGGAATGCTGGGCGAGTTGGCCTGAAACATCATGCGGAACTTGTTCAGGTTGAACACGTAGCCCGCAACCGTTTCACCGTCCGCGCCGACGCGACCTTCGACGAGCGTCTGTGCTTCGGTATCCAAGATGTCGTTGACGGCGAACCCATCCAGCAATATCCCGGAGCTGTAAACGCCGGGAATGGTCAGCTGAATGCTCGCATTCGCAGAAGTGATTGATCCAGACATTGCCTGTTCTCCTGTTAAATTACTGTATCACGATACTCGGCATGGTGATCTGCTGCACGCTCTCGCCGTCCTGATACAGCAGAATGGCCGGCGGCGTCTGACGCAGCGCCCGGATGTTGGCCGGCGTGCCGGCGGCATTCGTGAACAGGTAGTAGCCTTGCGCCGTGATCGTGCCAGAAACGTCGAAGCCCACCAGCTCGATGACCCCCTGAATCTGCAAGGCGGACAACGATACGCCCTTGCGGATGGTGCCGAAGCGCAGCGCGGCCTGAATGGCCGGGGCGCAGAACCCGGACAACAGCGCGTCGCCGTCGCTGTTGTACGGTATCTGCCCGACGGAGCGAAAACCGGTTACGATACCCAACTGCAAATTGGCGTTGAGCACGACCTGGCCCGCGTAGGTATCCGCCCATGCCCAGTCGCCCGACACCGATCCCGGCGTCATCCACTCCGCGTTGTTTGCCGGGTTGTTGGAGCCGAAAGCGCCGTAGACGTTGTAACCGTTGGAGGTGACATTGCCGTAAGTCACCGTATCGTCCACGGACGCCGGCAGCCCGGATTGCGACTGGAAGCACAGCGTCCTGCGCCCGTTCAGCGCCGTGAAATTCAGCGACGCAAAGTAGGATGCGGCGAACGCGGCGTGCTGCTCTGTGCCGTATACGGGCAACGTGCCAACCAGATCGTTCACCTCCAGCCAATTGCCGAAACTCGCCGGGTTTTGAAAGACGTCGTCTGCGGCGTCCGCATCCCACGAAATGTACAGGTAGCGCGGCGCGACGGAGTTCGACCACTGGGCAAACAGCTCCTTCTGCGTCGAATAAAATGCTGTGCCAAACGTCATCCAATTCTGGAACTGGCTGATGAGCCAGCCCATCGTGACTGCCGGGGTCGTCGCCGCCGCTCCTTGGGAAAGCGTGCCGCCTTCGGCCGAGCTAAGGCCAAGGCTGTTCGCGAGTCCGAGTGTGCCAGTGCAGTAGGTAATCGTGGCGCTGGAACCGGTCGCGTTCGTCGTGAAGATGAACGCCTGATGCAGAGCGTCATACGCGACCGTGAACGTCGGTGCTGTGAAAGCCGCTTGGATGTCAGCGGCTGCTGCCGTGAAGCTGCCAACACCGGAAAGGTTGATCGTCGCGCTGGTGAACAGCGTGCCGTCGACCGTGACGGCCAGCGTGCCGGACAGCGCTTGCAACTGTGCGAGCGTGGCTGGCTGGCTGGAGCCGCCCATCAGCCATGCGGGAACAGCCGCCACTGCGTAACCCAGGAAGTACAGCGCGCCGGGCGTGGCAAGCGCGTTGTCGGGGCCTTGGAAGTAACCCGCAGCCATGACGGCCTCGGGACTGCCTTGTCCAAAGTATGCGGCGGCGTCCGCCGCATTGATAAAGGCCAGTACCTCTTCCTGCGGCGCGTAGATGCTCTCCGACAGTATCACGCAGTTTTCATCAACCGCGCTACCGACGGCAGACAATACGCCGGGAACGATATTGGCAACTTCACTGAAGGGGATTGTAGACATTCGGAAATCTCCGCGGGTTTATGATGCAGGGAAAAACACATCAATCGGCTCCGGTATCACGGTTGCCGTGTTGGCCGATTGCGTCGTTATCGTCAGCGTTGGCTCGTAGTCCAGAACGAGTGTCAGCGTCCAGCGCTGAATCCACTGATTCTCCGCGCCGACCAGCGGCAGTTGCCGGCGATCTTCGCTGTAGAGCGGTTTGATTCCTTCTGGCATTGCGTACCACGCGGCCTTGTCGCGCCACAGTAGCTCCGCAGACATCGCCCATGCCTCGGCATAGGGGGAGTAAAAGTCCGCCTGCACCGAATAGGTGAAATCCGCGGTGATCTGCGTCTCAGCAACATCGACAAAATCCATGTTGGTGCCGATGCGATCCGGAACACTTATTGTCGTCAGTATCACGCAATCCGTACTTGGCATCGGCACACGGTTCTGCTGCCCGCGCTGAATCGTCGTACCTGGCGCAATGACCAGACTGACAAATGCTGCGAGCGCGTTGTAAACATCGCTGTCCGTGATGTCGATGCTGGGAGTCGGATTAGCCATCGGCGGTCCTTGAAGAGTCCGCAGTGACCGTATTGCTGTCCGCCGTCCACCCGGTATTCAAGTCATTCTGCAGCCGCACTATGACCGCGCACCAGCTTGGCCACTGTTCAACAACGGTCATCACGAGCCACACACGTTGTGGCCCGTTACACACTTCCGGGAACTGCAACAGGTCTCCGCCGGTTCCGTCTGGCCGAACGGCAGAGGCGACAGCGCCCTTCATATACACGCTGCGCAGCACTCCCTGTATGTTCAACTGCTCCATGTGCGCAAGCTGATCCGTGGAGACAGGCTGAACCTGTGCCCAGATATTTTGTACCGGCTCGTAGGTCGGAGTGGCAATGCCGGTGGTCCGGTCAATGACAGGCCCCACGGATTGAGACCATTGAATCAACTGGTCCTTATTAACCGCGTTGATGCCACCACGTACCAGTCGGCGTAAGTGCATGCTAACCTTTTACCGGCTTCCCGTTTTCAAACTCAGTGCCAGCCATTCCCGTGCCATATGAAACATGCGCCACGAGCGCGCCGGTATCGATGAGCGGATGGCTGATCGTGATCGGCAAGCCCTTGCTGTCAAATGACGGGTTCGCCTTACGCGCCCGACGTATGCGCGCAGCAACCGTCGCCGGAGCAAGCGGCGGCGGGACGCGATTCGCGATGGTTTGCACCACGTCCGCCGCCGCGACTGCGCCCACGGCGTCCAGCATCCCATCGAGCGATATGCGCCGCTGCACGACCGCTTGCGCGCCCTCACCCATCAGCTTCGCCCACTCCCGCGACTTCGCGGCGCGCGTCATGCGCATGAAGGGCCGTGACGGAATGCTGACTTCCGGAGCGCCATACTCCTGTATGGCGGCGATGTAGCCGATGCTAGTGCCCTTCTTGTCCGGGTATTTTTTCCCAGCCGGAATGCCGACGCGAACTACCGAGCCCTCGAACAACGCGGCGCGATCCGACAGCGCGCGGGCGATTTTACCGAGATCGAAGGACTTGGCCATCTACGGCAGATACGTGCAAAAAGATCCGGGCTCGACCGTAACCGTGTAGCTCGCATTGTTCGACTTCGCGTACACCGATACGGTATCCGCAGACGCGGCATTTGCGAGCGTGAAGTACAGCGTCGTCTTGTACGGCGTCGCCGTTGCCGTGGTGGTGAGCGCTCCGGTCACAGCAGTCGTAGTCGTGCTGGTGATTGTCGTGTAAACCGGCGCTGTGTCTACCCCGTCTGCTGTCGTCGCAATAGCCCACAGGTCAGTCGGTGCCGCTGAATTTCCCATTGCGAAGGTCGGCGTCAGCGATGTGCTGCTGCCTTCCCAGATCAGGTTGCATTCACCGATGACGGTGAGCGCGCCCTGCACGGCTGGCAGCGCCGTGACCGCCGTGTATGCGGTGGTGGCATTCGTGTAGGCCGTCGTCACCACGGCAGGCGAGCAAGGCACGCCGGAATCCGTCGCGGACTGGCCGCTCGAGTTCATCGCGAAAATGCTCAGGCAATTTCCGGCCTGCGGATTGAATACGCCCGTGGTGCCGAAACGCATCAAGCCGAGCGGCACGGGGGATTGCGCGCCGGACGGAACGGCGGCGAACAGCGCAAGCGCGGCAACGAGCAGTGGTATGAATCTCTTCATCGAAAGTTCTCCTCAGTGCGTGAAGTAAAAAGCCATGCCAGCGCCGCCAGCGACACCAAACAGCAGAGC